AAAATGAAAGGTGGTAGACGAGTACCTAATTGTGTACCGAAGAATGAAAATCAAAATGCTGCTTTACAAAAGAAACTTTCAAAGTCTGCACAGTCATCTGAAAAAGGCAAGAAAGCAGTTACTCTTAAGAAAGCACCATTTAGGATTCCATCTGAAAAAGATATGAAAAATGAAGTACTAGATTCTGATAAGTCACGTAAAAGTTACATGGATAAAGCACGATATAGTAAAGATCGTGCAAACAATTCAGCTGCTGCAAATATGGTACGTAAGACAAGCGCTTATAAAGATTTAAAGACAGTACAAAAGCGTGATAAAGGTATGGCTGCGGCTAGAAGAAAAGCAATAATGAAATTCAGAGAAATGTAATGGCTAAGACACTCAATCCAGATCAAATAGCAATGCTTGATAAAGAAGTTCAAAAGCTTGATAAAAAGCTTGATGATAAAGATAAAGAAAAAGCAATGGGTATGCTTATGAAAAAAATAGGTATAAAAGAATCTGATCTTGATGAGTTATCATTAGGTATGAAGAATATTACTAAATCGGGCCTTAAGCCAGGTATTGATAAAGATAAACTTAAGATGGGTTTAAAAGATCTGCGTAAAAAATTAGATAAGAAAAAAGATGAAAATCTTATAGTAAGATCTAAAAAAGGTATAGCATCTCTACGCCGTAAAAGTTATGACGATAATCCTCATACTAATAAAGGTGATACTAAAGACGAAGACAGAGAATCTAATCCTATCGCCACTTCTAAAAAGAGTGGCAACTTTTTGTCAACTAAAGATGGCGCTGGTATGACTAAAAAGGGAGTCGCAGCATTTCGTGCAAAAAACCCTGGAAGTAAACTAAAAACAGCAGTAACCGGTAAAGTAAAAGCTGGCAGTAAAGATGCAAAGAGACGTAAATCTTTTTGTGCTAGATCTAAAGGTTGGACAGGTGAAAGAGGTAAAGCTGCACGTAGAAGGTGGAAGTGTTAATGGCCGAAGGAACTGCAAAGCGACTAGATCGCATAGAAGAAAAGTTAGATAAGATGAGCGAAGTACTAGTAGCACTTGCCCGCTTTGAAGAGAAGATGGATGCTTATAATGAGTATCGCACTAACTCATGGGAACGAATGAATAAGTTCTCAGAGAAATTAGATAAAATAGAAAGCACGGTAGGCGATAACGCACGTACTATCAGTGTTATAAATAAGTTATTCTGGATTGCCATAGTGGCAGCCGTCGGCGCCATAGCCGCCCAAATATGGATGTAAAGGAAGGAACCAATGGAAAATAAAGAATATATCGAGAGCATTGGGCAGGCATACAAGCAGGTCCAAGAGAAATTAAAAGGCGGTCAAAAGAAATTAGACAAAGACGGAGATGGCGACATCGACGGTACTGATTTTGCAATGATGCGCAAAAAGAAAAAGAACATGGATGAGGACCACGGTAAGTTACCATCCATGGATCATGTACAACAAATGTGTGATAAAGGTATGTCAACAGCCGACATGCTAAAAATGCATTCTGATTGTGATCAAGAAGAACTTAAAGACATGATTAAAAAATGTCAAGACAAAGTTGATGAGCAATCTGGTTGTTCTACTGATCGTAAGAAAAGTCGTAATGAGGAAGAAGAAGTTGTTATGAATCCTAAGAAGAAAAAGGAAAAAGGTGAGAAAGCTATGAGTTCAGATAGTAACATGGCACAAGAGAATACTCAATGGCCAATCTATCAGCGAATCATGGAAAAGAATGTGGTTAATCAGAATGCTGTGCCACCTCAAGCAATGATTCCTGCTGAAAAGCAATTAAAAGATCATGAAGCTGAAGTTGTAAACCAAAGCCAAGATCATATCTCAGCCGCAGCTGCACAATGGATTAAAGATCATGATGGCAATCAAGTGCCAGCTGATTCAGTCGATCATGAAAAGATCGTCGCCAAGAATGCACAAGATGCAATGAGAACTGTGCCTAACCAGGCAAAAGATGAAGTAAATAAAAAGGCTGCTAAAGCCGAACCTATGAAAAAAGTAGAGGACAAATAATGATATCAGGACCAGCAAATCACGTGCCAACGTTAAGAGGATGGCAGCGAGAAGATGGTCGGATCATGGTGCGTTGGGATTTTACTCAAGAAGAAATTGATGAGTGGCATGCAGCGCAAGGTGGACAGATGTTAACCGAAGCAGATCCGGCTCCAGAGCCTACGCTCGAAACATTAAACGAAGGCGATCTAGAAAGCATGACTAAGACAGAGCTAGAAGAACTTGGTCGTGAAAATGGTGTCGAACTAGACCGTCGTAAAACAAAATCTACGTTAATAAATACAATGAAAGGTATTATAAAAAGAACGTAGAAAATGAAAATTGAATTAAATGATGCGAACTTGTTCCTATATGCGGCCAAGAATTATTATAGCCCATTAGGAATAGATGCTGAAGAATTTAACGAGGACCTTAACAGGTTTAAATATGTCAAGCGGTTAGTTAACCGATACTTAGAAACAGGTCAGTTATCTGATCGCTTGATACTTAATCACGTTATAGTTATATTTAATGTATTCGGTATAGAAGCTAGCTTGAATATTTTATTATTTAAGATGAGCGAACAACAACTAGAAGTAATAAAACCATTCTTAGTATTCTTAAGACATATTACAGATACACAGATGGTAGATATTAAAATGGATAAGAATGCAATCGAAGCGTTAAGGAAAATCTGATGCCTATTTTGACACGTGCCGGAGATCTGGTATATACAATTAGATTTTTAAAACTATTAACGACTTCGTTCGATAAGACTAAGGCGTTTAAAATGGGCCTTATTGATGCAAAGGGCAAAAAGTTAAAAAGTCCTAAAACACCAGAAGAAAAAGGTGCGTATACATTATTCCATAGACTAGTATATAATATAAAGAAATTAATACCAGGCGGTAAAGTCGGTTCCTTCGCTTCCGCTCTGTTCTTATTAAAAGAAAAGTATGGCATAAACCCTGAAAGAGCTATTACAGAATCAGGCATAGATCCATTGGACCTGATAAATGAAAACTCACAGTGGTTTATGCTAGACGAAAAACAAATTTCTCCAGGCGTATATAATATATTAAATGACAAAATACTGAATGAATCACATGATGAGCTAGTCAAAAGAAAAGATAAGATTAGAATACAGGATGATTGTTATCCTGTAGGTGATGTGATGGGATTAGACATCTATGAAGGTGTGCATCTACGTTCTCAGAGAAAAATATATTTTACAGTTTCGGAGATATCGAAATGAAAAAGAAAAAAGAAATGGAAGAAGATGCACCAGCTAACTCAGTTGCTGGAGGCGGAGTTGATTTAGCACCTCATGCTCGTAAAGCTTTCAAACCTATCAATGTAACTGATAGACGATCAAAGAAAAGGACAGTCTTACTAAAACGCTTTAGAGACTATATTAAACAAAATGGCTAAAATATATTTATTTTTAATACTTGTGTCTCTGTTAAGTGGCGTAGGTTATGGCGGATATAGCTACTACTTATGGTCACAAGAGACTATGAATACATTGAGAGAAAACAATGTAAAACTAAAGACAGCAGCCGAGACATTACAGAATACTGTAAACACTATGAAAGCTGACGCTGAGAAGAACGAAAAACTAAACAGAGATTTATCAAAGAGACTACAGCAATCAAACGAACATTTGAATAAGTTACGTGGCGTCTTTGCTAAAATCGATTTGACTATGGAGGCATTAACAAATGCACAAGGACTCGAAGATAGAATTGATAACGCAGTCGAAAAGCTTATCAATCGTATCGAAAATGAAACTACCCCTCCTACTAATGAGCCCGTTGATACTAGCGGGGTGTCTGGGGAGGACAGTGGAGCCGGAGGTAGTGGTAACAACTGAGTACGTTGAGAAGACCATACCGGTCCAAGAACGTCCTGCTAAAGTTGAAATGCCACCTGTCGATTGGTTCGTAATCACAGAAGAAAACTTAGATGCAAAGCTGGAAGAAGTTAAGACTAAAACCGGCCAGATAGTTTTTATTGCTATAACTCCTAAAGGATATGAGAACCTTGCATTAGGCATAGGTGATCTCCGTCGATATATCAAGCAACAACAATCTATTATAGCTTATTATGAAGAAGCTGTAACACCTACTGAGCCTGAACCAGTAGAAGAAAAAGAATAAAATTTTTTTACAAAATATAGTATTTTTTTTTCTAAAATAGGCTCATATAGCTGTTTACAAGATTTGTAATCTGATATATAATATCAATAATCAAAAACAATTTAAACCTGGAATGCCGCAATTCGGCCTGAATTTGCGGGAGCAATTCCTTTATGCTTAGACGGAGTATCGCATGCTATTCACAGAACAGATCGCACGCAAGCCAGATCTCTATCCATGGACGAAGCAGTTCATAGACGCTATCTGGAAAGGGTTCTGGACACCCGATGAATTTAATTTTCGTTCAGACTATTCTCAATTTAAAACCGACTTAACAAAAGAAGAACAAGAGGTCATAGTGAAAACTATGTCTGCTATTGGTCAGATTGAGATTGCGGTCAAGAGTTTCTGGGCTGATGTTGGTAAACACTTACCTCATCCGTCTATTAAAGACTTAGGTTATGCCATGGCTAACTCAGAAGTTATTCATAACTTGGCATACGAAAAGATTTTAGAAGTATTGCATTTGACACATGTATTCGAAGAGAACCTAAATGAAAAGGTGATCCGTGGGCGCGTGGACTATCTACGTAAATATCTTGAAAAGCATTACGATGATGACAAGAAGCAATACGTCTATTCTATTATTCTATTCACATTGTTCGTTGAGAACGTAAGTCTATTCAGTCAGTTTTATATCATCATGCATATGAACCGTAATAAAGCTGTCATGAAAGACTGTGCTCAACAAGTACAATATACACGTAATGAAGAAATGTTACATGCTCAAGTTGGCATCAAACTAATTCAGACATTACGTGAAGAATATCCTGAGTTGTTCGATCAAGAACTTCAGGATCGCATTCAACATGAGTGTATTGAATCACTAAAAGCCGAAAGTAAAGTAATTGACTGGATCATGGGAGATTATAAAGTTGATGGTTTAAGTGCACCTATTTTGAAATCATTCATTGCCAAGCGTATGGCGGACTCGCTAGACCAAATTGGCTTTGACAACAGTGAAATTGTATATGACCAAGCAGATGTAGATGAAACGTTCTGGTTTGACGAAGAACTATATGGCGCTAACATGACTGACTTCTTTCAGAAGCGGCCTGTTGAATATGCAAAAGGTCAAGGTATATCTGCTGACGACTTATTTTA